AGTACGCGCCGGCGGCATTTTGCTGTTGGGGAAATGATTGCCTTGAGTCTTCCCCGGCAGACCATTGCCGCTCTGCGGGCTGCGGTCTTCACCAGTAGCTGCTGCGACCTTCATCAGGAGCCTGATCGTCGAGAGACGGGTAAGGTCTGTCCCCGATACAAAGTCCTTATCGAATTCGCTCAGATTCAACTTCTGGTAAACACGTTTGGCCAGTTCCACGTTGGTATCAAACTTGTCGCCCCACTCGCTTTTGAGCTTCGTTTCCGCAGCGATGAACTCATTCTTCATGTTGGTATTGTGCGTCTCTACCATCTTTGCAATTGCGCCATTCCACTTCTGGCTCAACTGCTTTGCCTGGGTCTTTGTCAGGCCCAGAGAATGAAACTCCTGCTTCCACTGATTCGACCACTCGGGGGCATTCTTGTCTTCACCTTCGAATTCATATTCACTGGGCTGCTTTGGTCTTCCTAAAGCGTCAAAGAACTGACTGCGCTCCGCATCGCTGGCATCATCCTTCAGTTTGGGAATCGAGTTTGCGGCCTTCTGCTCAAGTTCAGTCGCCTTGGCCCGAGTCGCAAGATAGTCGCTGGCGAGATCGCCAACCGTCTTGAACCCAGTCAAAGACTCGTTCGTCTTGAGCGTGTCGGGCAAACCGGCAACCCATCCCGGCGGTGTTGATACAATCGGTTCGGTAGCTACTTCAGGCAATTGCTTGTCCTCGATTCAAACTAAAACACTGAAACTATTGAAAGTCAATCCTAATCCTCGGGCGTGTATTGGTAGTCGATCACCCCGGCTGCGGAAAACGCTGCATACCAGGTATTCAAATACAGCGCGCCGCTGGTAGCAAAACTTCCTCCGTCCGCGCCTCCAGGTTGCAGCAGAATGCCGAATCCAGCCGCTCCTCCGTTGACCGCCGCAGGGGTCGTCAAGCTAACGCTCGAAGAATCTCCTACTCTAACCGCAGCCGCAGAGTTGTTTTGAATCTGCAAATTCATACCGCGCAGCGGCTCCGCCGTAAATCGCACAGTACCTGCTCCAGTCGCTATCACCTGTCCACACGGCATAGTCTCTCCTAGCTAACCAGCGTTACCCCGAGATTGCTGCCGGTCTGGACAACAGCCTGAGTCGTGCTTGCGGTAACGACGGCAGTGTTTGTCGTGTTCCCGGAAACTTCGACGGTCACAGTGAAAGCCGCGAGGTTGTTGATGACAATAAGTTTTCCGGGCTGGCATCCCGGAAGGACGAGAGTCATGTTCGCTGTGGGAGTGAGGGTGATCAGAGAAGCCCCAGCCTGACTCGGCGTCAGCGTCACGGTACCGGTCGTCTGCTTGAGCACGACCTCCTTGTAGGTGGCGAGGCTTGCAGGAGCTGCTTCCTGCGGAACCCTCAGACCTCCAGATGCAGGCCAGCGTACATCATCGTAGTAGGGTGCCTTGGGAAATACGTTTGCCATTACTGCTCCTTTTCAACCATTCCAAGATACTCGAAGAGCGGGTCAAAGGCCCCAGCCATGCGAGCGATGATCATCGCTGCGTTGTATTCCGCAACCGCAACGGGATCAACTGGATTCAGCGTCTCACCGAAATGCCCGAGAGTCAAGATATCTCCAAGAACGATCCTGCCCTCAGCCGTACCGAAGACGTTCTTGTACCTCTGCTGCATCTCCTTGGCGGCGTCATGCGGCATCGTCCCCTCCCATCAACTGCTTGAGGATGCTTCCCGCTTCGGGGGCCTTCGATAGATTTTCCGCTGCCTTTGCCAGCTTCGGTATTGTCTCGGCCTGCCGTTCCTGCGATTGCAGCTTGTTCCTCTGCTGACGGATGGCCGTAACCTGCTTGTCGTCGCGCAGGCACGACGCCGGGAACGAGACGGCGGTCAGCACTTCCTTCGTCGCCTGGTCGTAGTCGATAACGTCCACCGAGGTAGGGTTGATCTGCGCGATCTGCGTGATGAGCTGGAGGCCCGAGGTAATCGACCTGACCTTCGTCTGCCGGGTCTGTGCCTGCGCGAGAGGCCCTAGATATTGAACCTCTACCGGCCCGCGCAACGAATTGAGCAGGATATCCGGTGGGGTTGGAATTCGTCCCGCCGCAGCCTCGATCTGGTACATGCGGTTGATGATAGGATCGAATCCTTCCGACTGAAGATTCCCTACCCGCGTACCAAGCAATGCGGCCTTCTCTCCCTGAATCTCCTGCACCTGCTCGACGACCATGCGCGAGGTGTCTCCGCCCTGCGCAAGCTGCGACATCATCATAAAGACATCAGTGTGAAAATACTCATTGATGATCTTGGCCACGCGGTCTTCGTATTCCACCGTAAAAGGAAGGTTCTGCACGCCGGTGATGAGCTGCTGCGGCATCCGAAGCCGGATGTCCCCGCGATTCGATTCCATGTAAGTGATCGCATTCGGCCCGCGCTGAATCGCCCCGCGCATGTCCGAGTACGCAACCAGTGGAGGCTCGGCGGCGCGCTGAGCAGTAATCAAGTTGGTTCTCCCCATCTGATTTGCCTTCGCGATGGAGATAAAAGCGTCATGCGCGGGGCCGCGACCATAGATTTCGTCGTCGTTCTTGCGCCAGCGCCACGCGATGGAGGGCATGGAATCATAGCCTCCTTCCTGCAACAACGAGACGCCGCGCTCGCCGCCGGTCTTAGGCTTGCCGTCCACACCCAAAATCTTTCCGCCCTTGCGGTACACCCAGTCCGAAGCCCACTTCTTTCCTCTCGCATCGATGCGGCCGGGCTGATAGTCGCTGCGGGGATAAATAGCATGGAGAATATCGCGCTCGGCGAACATGTTCTTCTCGTAGTCTCTACGGAAGTTGTTATCGGCCTTGACCATCTCTTCCATGCCGAACTTTTCCGCCATCTGCTTGAGCGTCATCTTGTAGACGCGGTAGACCGTATCGACCACTCCGAACTCGTTCTCGGCGATGTAGCACTCGCGGAAATGAGGAACGGTAAAGACTGCCCGAGCATTCTGGATGTCCTCTTCGATCAGAAGGTAGGCTGTTCCGCAGGTCGCTCCGTCGGAGATAAACTCGGGGTTCTTGTCGTAGAAGTTGGAACGGTTGAACGCGGAGTAAAGCACATCCTGACAGTCCTGCAACCATTTGTTCACCTGCGGGTAAGAGTCAACGCGCTGGCCGTTCCATGCTCGCATTCCAGAGGTGCGAGGGAAGTTGATCTTGCCTGGGAGCTCAAGGCCGAACCACGCCATGTTGCGTGAGCAGAGATTGCCTACCATGCCATCGGTCAGGCGGTTTCGCGCGAGCATGGCGCTGTCATCGAAGACCTCCATCCCGGTCTGCTGGCCGTCCCACAAGTCCTTGTCCTGAATAAACCTGCGCCCATGATTGACGTAGGCGATGATGTTGTCCAGCATCGGCTCCCAGAAGAGGCGTTGCTGGGCCAGAACCTCAAGGTATTTTTCGCAGTCCTTGGCCTTCTGGTCGTCCGAACGCTTGCCGAGCTTCGACTCGGAATAGGCGTTTGAGGAACCGAACTGTCGGGTTGCGGCGAGCATCGGAACCGGCATGGTCTAACCCAGCGTAGCTTTCCCGACAGTCGCTGTCCCTGTCGTCCCCAAAGGGCTCGTCATCTCTGTCGAAGCCATGCCCCGGCGCTTGGTCAGAGCCTCAGCCTGCGCCATAGCCGCAGTGTTCGCCGCCTCAGCCTGCTGTGCGTTTGTAGTGGTGGCAGTCGGGGCGGCTGGGGGCTTCTGCGACATCTCGTATCCCAACGTCGCCCCGGTGGTAGCGAGGCCTACGCCGGCAGAAATGAGGAGCGCGGTACCGGTGGCTATTCCAGACATGTCCTCACAATATCATTCTCTTGGCTGCGCGACAGCAACATATCTACTTCGTCGGTGAACTCTGCCTCTGCCTCCTCAACCGTCTTAGCGTTCGTCGGAAAGATCATGGTCATCTCCACGTCTGAGAGCGTCATGTAGATCTGCTTGCGGCCAGCGGATCCAGGACAGACGTTGTATCCGTTGAACTCTATCCACTCGTTCTCGGTAACGCTCACTGCAATCTCTCCGTGAATGATGAGAAGGGTAGGGCATTTGATGAGCACGTTGGTGAAGAGAACTCCCGCCGGGATGCGCACAGTTCGGGAATACATTCCAGCATGGAAGACATGCTCGGTCGCAAATTCAATCTGCTTCCGCGCGCGAATCTTCTCCTCGATAACCTTGATCTTGGATATCGTCTCGGGCGTAGTGGAGAGGATGGCGGGCTGTGTTGCAAGGTTCATACGAGGCTCACGATATACGCATTGTTGGAGTGGCGTGCGCGCTTGGAAACAGACAACATGCGATCAAACCTGCTCTCCGCCGGGGCGCTGTAGATCAAGGCCAGACACCCCTTTTCCTTGGAATAAGACTCGAGGCGATCAAGCAGGTCGATACCGGAACAGCGATATTCCTTGAGAAGGAATATGCTTTCCGTCAACCCAATTTTCTGTCCATAGTGAGGAACCACATAGTCCAGAACGGTGGCGAACCCAATGAGATTCTCTCCTTCGTAAACGCCGAACGCCTGAAACCCTCCCGACTTCTCCAGCAGTTCATAGAGTCCCGCCTGCGGGGAAGCGTAGCCCAGCTCCGGCAACGAGCACTCCAGCGCATACTCATGCAGTAGAGCCTTCGCGTTCGGGTCGTTGAGAATGTCGGCGTAGCTGACCGGTCGAATCAAAGAGCAGCGGCCTTCTCGGCATCTTCCTTCGTCGAGAAGTTGCCGATGAACTTGCCGTCCCCGGTCAACGTGAAGAACTTACCGTCCGTGCTTTCGGTGATCTTATTTCCCGTCGCTGCGTCCGGGTTGGCCGATTGCGGCAGGTATTCCTTCTGAATCCCGTAAGGGTCGCCCTCGCCGGCAAAGCCCTTGTCCCAGCCGTGGGTGTAGCCCTGCTTCTCGCGGGTGAAGTCGAGAAGGTCTTCCGACTCCTCTGCGTTCTGTGCGGTGAGAACAACCTTATCGATTCCGCCCTGCTCGTTCTTGTAGATCGTTGTCAGCATGTCAACTCCTCATTGCGTAATAGTATAATGGGGTCATCGGGCTTGCAGGCCCATCAATCGCTAAGGAGATAGCAACCGTGACAACCCCACCTGAGACAGTGTACTCCGCAGAACAAAAGCGGAAGAATCTTATTGAACGAGCAAGAGCCTCATCCAAAAAGAGCAGACAGAAACATAAAGAAAGACGCGCCGCGGATCTTAAGAGTTGGCAACAAGCCAACCCCGAAAAGTGTTACGCCAACACTAAAAAATGGTCTAGCAAGAATCCGGATAAGGTTAGGGTAAATCGACGCCGAGCTGACCTCATGCGTAAGTTCGGAATCACTATTGAGCAGTACGACTCTCTCCTCCTCGGCCAAGGGAACAAATGCGCGATCTGTAAGACTTCGGAACTCGGTCCCAGTGGTCGCAGATTTCACGTCGATCACGATCACTCCACAGGTAAGAATCGGGGAATACTCTGTCACTTCTGTAATGTTATGCTGGGTTGCGCAAAGGACAATACACAGCTTCTTGAGGTCGCTATTAAATATCTACGAGCGCATGGACAGACCTGAGTACAGCACGGAAGCGGGGGATTTGAAATTTTCTCTCTCCAGGATCATCCGGGCGAACTCCAGATCCAGCTCCGGCACTGGAGGTTTATAGACCGGCTGCTCCAGCGCCGCGTACCGGATCGTGTCGGGAAAGTCTTTGAAGTCCTCCTCCGGCTTGTCCGTGCCTTCTTCCCACTGGTAGTTGAACATGGACTGGATCA